GGGGGAGGGGGTAGGGTAGTAGGGAGTAGGGGGAACACTAAACTCCTATATTTACAATACGGGAGTAAATATGGTAAACACTATGTAATTATCTTATTTGTACAACAAAGAATAAAATAACAACTATGGCGGTAACATTTACACCAACACTTACATTAGCTAGTACAACAACTGGAACAGATGCACTTAGCTTCTCAGTAACTAAAGATATAACATTAGGAGATAACGATGTTAGATTAACTAAAACTTTTTCTCCCGGAGCACACGGATCTAGCGGTGGCGTAAAAATATTTGCCACTAACTTAGGTAAATCATATATATACGTAAAAAATGTGCACGCTTCTTCAGTAATACACTTAGGAGCAGCTAACAATACTAATACTACAAGCGCTACTTGGATGGAACTAGCAATAGGTGAATTTGCTTTTTTCTCTTGGGCTGGGTATGCAGATATCTTTGCACTTACCGCTAGTGGTACCGCTACAGCTGGTTTAGAAGTAACAATATTTGAAGCTTAAAATAAAAATATAATATGGCAACAGTAACACCTACATTAACAATAGCAAGTACAAATGCATTTTCTGATGCATTAAGTTTTTCAGTAACTGTAAATTCAGATACAACATCACCATCTGCTGGTGTAACTAGAATGTCTAGTGACGAAAATATTGGCGATGGAGCAGGAATAATAATGACAGAAGCAGCATCGACCGGTACAACCTTTTTATATTTAAAGCATTTAGGTGTGCTAGCATCAGATGGAACAACCGCTTCGCATGCAAGCACTGATTTTATCACAATTAAAAACGCAGACGGTGAATTTAGCATAGCAAAACTACAACCAAGTGAATTTATGTGGTTACCAGTAGCGCCATTTGATGGTAGCGATGATGGTGCATCAGATGCTGGTGGTATATCAATAGTAAAAGGTGGTAATGCTGTAATGGTAGAATTTGCTTACTTCACTAGATCATAAAAAATAACAATAATTAAAAATATAACACATGGCATTTAAAATGAAAGCGGGTAAAGAAGGCCCTATGTATAAAAACTACGGTATAGGTAAATCACCGATGCAAAAAAATGGAGATGGGAAAAAGCAACCCCTTTCATCGTACAATCCGCCTCCAGTAAAAACTAGAGATGTTCAGGAAGACCAATTCGCTGCAGCAGTTAGAAGAGCAAAAGAAAAAAGAGAGGAAGAAAATAATCCGGACCTAAGACCATCTTCACGGCCATCAGACAAGGAATTTAAAGAGAGGATCATGAGAAAACCATCAATGCCTAAGAAGTAAAAATATAATAAGGAAAATCCTTATACCTAATTAATAAAACCAAAAACAATGACATACATATACTATAAAAGTAGTACATATACTACAGAACCTAAAATTTCAGAAAAACAAATGGACGAATGGAAACATTTAGCCACAAAGAAAAACTGGAGAATTACACAATTACCTAACGGATTTTACCAAACAGAGGTGAATAAGCCCGATAATAACGATTCTTGGGTGGATATAACGCGTAGAGAAACAATGGAAGGTGCCGAAGCTGCAATAAACGGTAGCGTAGAGCACTTTAGTAAAAAATTAGAATACATTAAAGGACCTAAGGTGGTCAAAACCTTTAAATAAACGACTATGGCATTTAAAATGAATTATAGCAAAGGAGAGTTTCCTTTTAAAAAAACTGAAGAAGAGACTAAAATAAAAAAAGGTGATCAAGCTGAATATAGAGACGTCCAAAGATCTATGTACTCAGAAGATGATGATTTTGGTGATCCTACTAAATATTCCGATCAAGAAATAAGAGAAGGTGCGGGTGCTTCCATGGAGTTTATGAAACCTTCAGCTAATAAAAGAGGTCCAAAAACAAGATACAAAAAAGATAAAGGATACGGTAGTGAAAAATATGGTAACTATAGAGAACCCAAAAAAGTTAAAACAAATATATTCAATCGTAAGAAAAAAATGAAATTAAATTCTATTGCCGATAGAGATGAAGCACAAGAAATTATGGCAAGAAGAACAGGTGAATATACAGGAGAAGCTACAGCTGCTCACGATGTAGATTTTGCTTTTGACGGAGGTACGCCTAATGTAGATAAAGATATTAAAGATCGCAAGAGAAAAGCAGTTTTTGACCCTAAGACCGGTAAAATTGAAGAGCGTTATAAAAGTAAGCTTGGCATTTATAGACCAACAGGTCGTGAGATTACTGACCAGGCTTATATTGACGCTAGTAAATAAATATTATGGCGTTCAAACTAGGATCAGAAAGAAGAGGTATAAACTTTCCTAATACAACCTCCTTTAAAGGAAAGGTTAAAGAAAACGGCAACATGGGGAAAGGTATTGTAGCTCAAGCAAATAACGACGGGTCTATAGATGTAGATCCTAGTGTTGATATAAATAGTGAGTTTGGGGCTAAAGTAATGAAACATGAAATAAAACATCAAGAGCAGATGGAAGAAGGTAGAGCAGGTTACGGAGATAACTGGGTTATGTGGGAAGGTAATATATATATTAGAAAGGAAGAGAACGGAGAACCAATAATAGATGGACCTAACGGCAAATGGCCAGAAGGACATCCTAATCATCCTTGGGAAGCAGAGGCTATCCAAGCAGAAACAGAATAAACAATATGGAAAGAAAAAAATCAAGTGGACAGCCTTTTCAAATGAGATCAGGTAACAGTGCTAAAACTGGAACACCATATCCTTTTTTAAAAGGATTAAAAAATATTGGAAAAAAAATAATGGGAGCTACACCAATAGGTATGGCTGCAAACGCTTTAAAAGGTGGCGGCGGTGGAGCGGATGATGTTAATACGAAGATAGACGAGATACACGAGGCACTAGTTGGTGGTGAGATGGGTGAAATGGGAGGTGGTATGAATGAAGGTCAAACTCTAGCTCGAGCCGCTAAAGACGCAGCAATGACTAAAAAAACTACACCCATGTATCATAAACCACACCATACAGATAAGCAAGTAGATCCAAAAACTGGTAAAAAACATTATCATTCGGCTAGATACGTAGGAGAATTAGAAGGTAGAAACCCAGAGTAAACAAAAGAATACAATTAAATTAAATTAAATTAAATACATTATGGAATATAACTTACCAAGCGAGTTGGTTAAAAACCTCGACTTTGGTGGTGAAGCTAAGGATAGAGTCATTACTGGAGTAAACAAATTAGCCCAAGCCGTTAAATCTACGTTAGGTGCATCAGGAAAATGCGTTATATACGAAGATGGGAGAGGCAAGCCGGTCATTACAAAAGATGGAGTAACCGTTGCAGAAAGCGTAGTCTTATATGACCCGGTAGAAAATATGGGTGCAACACTCATAAAAGAAGCTGCCAGAAATACAGTAAAAGATGCTGGTGATGGTACAACCACAGCAACAGTATTAGCTGAGGCAATAATCAAACAAGTAGACACTGCGGTCGCGGAAGGTCTTACAATCAGAGAAATTAAAGACGGAGTAAATGAAACATTAGAAGATGTAGTCAAGTATCTTGATAACATCGCTATAGATGTAGAAGGTGATATGCTTAAATCTGTTAGTGCTATATCTTGTAACAACGATCAAGAGCTAGGAGCTATTATAGCTGAAGCTTATGATAAAGTTGGTAAAAATGGTGTAGTACTTATGGAGGAAAGTGAATCTGAAGATACATATGTTGATGTGGTTGATGGTGTTAAAGTTGATTGTAACTTAACATCACCACATTTCGTTACTAATACTGAGAAACAAACATGTGAGTTAGATAAACCACTAGTTTTTATATGTTCATCTGAAATACCTAATGTTCGTAAGATACAGTCAATATTGGAATACGTTATTAAAAACAATAGATCTTTACTAATTGTAGCGCCAGTAGCTCAACAAGTTAAAGCTGCTTTACTAATGAATAAAGTAAAAGGTACTATTAAGGTTAATATTATTGACTTACCAGGCTTTGGTCCTACTAAAAAGGACGCAACTGAAGATTTAGCTATATTAACTGGAGCTACAGTGATGAACGAAGAGCTTGGTGATGATTTAGATCTTATGAAGCCAGAACATTTAGGTGAAGCTGAGTTTGCTATAACTGATGATAAAAATACTGTATTAACACTAGAAGGGATGACTGAAGGTATTGAGGATAGAATAGATGAGTTAAATAAACATTTAGCTGAAGAACAAAACGGTTTTATTAAAAAGAAACTAGAAGACAGATTAGCTATGTTATCAGGTAGTGTCGGTATAATAAGAGTAGGCGCTAATTCTAAAGTTGAACTAAAAGAAAAGAAAGATAGAGTTGAAGATGCTATATACGCAACAAAAGCAGCATTACAAGAAGGTATTGTACCAGGTGGTGGAGTTGCATTGTTAAATGCGTCTCAAAAAATTTCGACCAGCAAAGCTGGTGAAGTGTTGCTTAATGCTTTATCTTCTCCATATGAAGTAATTATGGACAATGCAGGATTAATGATGAATCCTAGTAATCTAAAAGAAGGTTATGGTTGTAACGTGATAGACGGTACATTCCCTAATATGGTACGTGAAGGAATAATAGATCCTGTACTAGTAACCAAGTCTGCACTTAAAAATGCTGTAAGTGTAGCATTAACTATTATGTCAGCAGATTGTGTAATTTCAAATATAAGAATGGATGCAAGCAATTAATGACTACGTAATAGTAGATATAATAAAAGAAGGACCTAAAAAAGTAGGTGGTTTTATATTAACAGACGAAACGGATGAAACTAACAGGTATAAAAAAGGAACTATCATTTCTGCGGGAAATGATGCTCCGATTGTTAAAAAAGGTGATAGTATTTACTATGATGCTATTGCTGGTCACGATATTAGTTATAATGATAGTATGTACCGGGTGATACGTGCTAGAGATATAGTTATGGTAGAATAATTACTATTCGCTAAAAACGTGTAATCTCTATTAAAGAGATTATACACAAACCATAACCCAGAATCCGGGAACAAAAAATCAAAATCAATTAATTATTAATCTTTAAAAATTTAAAAAAATGGCATATAGAGAAGCAAAAGACGTAATGTTATATTTTCGACAAATAAAAGACGAAGATCATGATGATGGTAATTCGCAGTCAGCGGCTCACCCAACTTCGCTTATGATACCGGCATCCAGGTTAAAATATATGGGGCCAGCAAGTGATACCACATTAAGACTAGCATTCGAAAGCGTTAAAAACACAGAAGGTGCAGATGATCAAAATGATGAGGTTACTTTATCAGATACTGTAGATTTACTTATTAATACTAACTCTCATAAAGAGGCTATGGCTGGTATTATACAAGCTATAAACGCTAGTAAAACAGGTTTTATTACAGTATCAGACACAGTAACAACTAATGTAGCGGGCGAAACTGTTGCGGGTAGTTTTATACATCCTGACATAACAGGTCTCGGCGCGTATGTTAGTGATACTAACGCTAGAGGAATTACTGTGAAAGTAGTACATGCAGGATCTTAATAAATTATAAACTTTAAAAAAATATATAACATGAGAAATTATTTTTACTTTAGAACAGAGGCTGCCGTAGCTGATGACGACGATAACGCGAGATCAGCAATGTTCCCTGTTGATACATTTAGAGGGGCAATACCTTCAAATTCTTCAGCTGGTACCGCGGCTAACGTTATCACATTGTTTTTTGAGTCAGCACTAAATGAAAAGGGTGTTGGGCAAAACGGTGAAATCGTCATTCAAGACACAGTTGTGCTTAATGTGACAGTTGGAAAATCAAAAGAAGTTTTACAAGCTATATGTGAAGCTGCTAATGGTCACCCACACACAGATGGTATAACAGTAGTTGCTGATGATGCTACTGATGATGCTAACGCTAAAGCTGTGTATTTACACTCAGGAATTACATCTTGTGGTGCTATTACTATAGCTGCTGCATTATCATAGTAAATGCGATTAACTAGTCACGATTTACGTGATTTACAAATCCTTAAGTATTACAGGCTCGTTAGAAAATGGGCCTG